GCAGCAGCACCGGCCGTCGCAGACGCCGTGGCCGTCCCGGCGGCGAAGGCGCGCATCCCGACTGCCGCGCCAGCCAACATGGCCGGGAGCTTGGCAAACTGCGCGACCATCGCCACGAGCAGCGGGGTCAGCTTCAGCCCGAGGAAGCCGGTGATCGCAGCGACCACCAGATCGAAGTTGTCCGCCAGCACGCCGAGCGTGTCGATCAGGACGGCAAAGGCCGCAGACGCCCGACCAAGGAACGCCTCGAAGTCCGCGTCCTGAAGCAGCGTCGTCAGCTTGTTCGCCAGATCGGTGAAGGCCGCGATGAAGCCCCCTTCCCCGAACTGGACAAGAGCTTGGAAGGCGGCGTTCTTCAGGCGGCCGAGAGCAACCGACGTTCCGGCCAGCGCGTCAGCGAGGCCGGGGCCGAACCGGCGGGACAGTTCCTCGGAGAAGGGCACGAGGGCGTCGGCCGTGACCTCCCCGGCCTCCATCATCTTGATAAGCTCGGCCGTCGTGACGCCGAGGCCGTCGGCCATGATCTGAATCGCACCCGGCAGACGGTCCCCGAGCTGTTGCCGCAGCTCTTCCATCTGGACCGCGCCCTTCGACACGATCTGGGTCAGGGCCGTGAAGACCCCGGACATCTCTTCAGTCGTCGAGCGGTTGACCCGGGCGGCCTCGGCTACCGAGATGAAGATTCGGCGGGTGTTCTGCCCCGCGAGGTTCGTGCCCTGCGTGGCAATGGCGAACTTGGAATACTCGGTCGCGAGCGTTCCAAGGTCCACGCCGAGCCGGTTGGCTGTCCGCCGCAGGAAGTCCATCTCCTGCGCCGCCTGCCCCACGTCCCCTTCGAGGGCGACGTTGAGGCGGGCCTGCGCCGCTTCGAGGGTCTGGTATGCGCCAACAACGCCCCGGAGGACTTCGATCACCCCGTAGAAGCCGCCGTAGGCCGCGATCAGCGAGAGGACTTCACCCCGGAGCCGCTGGGTGTAGGAGAGCGACTGGCGGGTGTCCCCATAGAGGCGACGGTAAGCGTCGGCCAGACGGCCCGTCTCCGTGGCTCCACGGCGCGCTGCGTCCGCTTGGGACCGGGAGGCCCCCGCCAGCTTCGCAACGGAGCCTGCGGCCCTGTCTGCGGCTTGGTGGACGCCCCGGATCGCCTGACGCTGGCGGAACCCGTCGTTCGCTACCTCCGTCATGGACGCTGCGAGCTTTTCCTGCGCCGCGATGAAGCGGGCTTGCCCGTTGGTGACGGAGAGCATGTCCTGCGAGACTTCGCGGTAGGCGTTGCCCATCCGCTGAAGAGTCTCTTCCTGAAGCATGAAGGACATCTGGGCTTCGTCGGCCCGCTGGGCGAGGAACTGGATTCGCTGCGAGACCTCCCGGGTGGGCGGCCCTGCCTTCAACATCGTGGCAGAATACGCGGAAGCCACCTTGTCGAGTCTCTCGAACTCTTCCCGTGCCTTGCGTGCCGCAATACCCTGCTCGACGAGCTGCTGTTCGAGATTGCCCCGCGACACGTTGGCCGAAGCGGCGACGGCCGAATCGAACCGACCCGCAGCTTCCGCCAGTTCGACATAGGCCCCCTCGGCGCGGCCGAGCTGTTCGACCTGCCGGGCCAGCGCCCCGCTCGTCTTTTCCAGATTGCCTTCGAGGCGGGACTGGTCGGCCGAGGCCGCCTTGGCCCGCGTGCCGAGCCCGGTCAGGTTGCCGCTGATCTTCCCGAGGATCGTTTCTTGCCGGGCGAGGTTCCGGGCCGCAGCTTCAGACTGACCCGCAAACAGGGTCACGGCCGAACCGGCCGAACGCAGCTCGCTTTCGACCGCGTTGTATTCGGCCCGGAGCTTGGTCAGCTTCTCGGTCTGCGAGATCAGGTTCCGCTCGGCCGCCGCGAGCTGGTTGGTCAGGGTGCGCGTGGGGTTGGTCGTCGCGGCCATCTGCTCGCGCAGCTCGCCAACACGGGCGGCCGTCTTCTCGAACGCCGTCTGCGACTTGATGATCTTGGGGGGCAGCCGGTCGAACCGGGCCGAGAGCTTTTCAACGGCCGCGACCGACTGGTCATAGGCCCCTGCCAGCTCCTTGCTTTCCTTCTTCGCCCGGGCAACCGCCTGCGACTGGCGGTTCTGCGCAGCGGCCGCACCGTCGAGCTTCTGCTGGTATCGGGTGGTCGCCGTCTCGGCATTGCGCACGCGGCGTTCGAGCTGGGCAAACTCGCCTTGCGACGAGGCGACCTCTTTCTCCAACCGGGCGACCGCACCGGCCGCCTTGTCCATGTCCTGCGTGAACGTGGCCCCGATGTCGAGGCTCTTCAGGCTCTTGTCGAGCTGGCCGATGGCAGCGCCGAGACCTTGCAAGGCCCCTTCAGTGCCATCGGCCTTTTCCTGAAGGCCGGTCTGCGCGTCGATGAAACCGTTGAGCGCCTTCGTGATACTCTTGACGACGTTCTCGGCTTCGTCCTTGGCACGGATTACGAGGTCTACATCTTTCCGTGCCATCGGCAGCTCCCTATTCTTCGTCGAAGAGCCCCGTGTTTTCCGCGCTCTCTCCCAACAGTCCGTTGATCGGCTTGGTCTCGATTGCGAGGGCTTCTATCTGCTTTGTAAACGCAGTGCGCGCTTTTGGCGATAGGATTCCCGCCACGCAGAGCTGAAGCAGGTTTGCCTCGGTCGTGATCCGGCCATTCTCCCGAGACACAATGAACGCCGCCTCGTCGGCCAACCGGCCAAGGGGGTAGTCGAAGGCGTGCAGGTGGTTGTGGCTCAAACAGAGATTCGCCTGCCTTCTTAGTCCCCAATACCATTCTGCGAAGGTAGGCCCGCTTTGTTCGTCAGAGCCCCAGAGACCCCCACCAGCATCCGGGTCAGGGACTCGACGAACTTTTTTACCTCGCCCTCCGAGGCGAAGGTGAGTCGGAAGACCTTCTCGATGGCATCGACCTGCACCGTGATCGGCAGATCGCGGGCCATAGCGATGCCCTCTGCGTCATAAGAATCAGACGCCAGTGCGATGACCTCGGCCGCGATGGAGGGGAACTCCCGGGCAAGGTCGAATATGAGTTGCCGCACCATGTCGGTCGAGAGCGACCCGGGCTCGCTGCGGCCGCTTTGCAGCCTGGCGAACAGGATGCCGAGGGTCGAGCCGTGCTCGGCCACAAGCATCATGAGGTCGTTCGTGGACGCGGCCCGGACATCGAAGCTCTGGCCGTCGGAGAGTTCGACTGGCTCGCGCCGGATGCGGATGGATTTCAGTTTTCCCATAGTGGTTTCCTTTGGTCAGCGGGGGAGGGGGAGAGGTCGGTGTGGGGGCCGAAGCCCCCACCCGGTTATCAGACCACGAGGGCGGGCTTGCCGTCCCGGTAGATCGCCTCTGCGCCCGTGGGCTTGAGGATTTCCATCGAGAGCGGAATCTGCTGCCACTCGTCGCCCTTCAGGGCGTAGTCGCCGTTCGGCGTCAGCTTCACGTAGGGGAAGAAGAACTGGCAGTTGTCCCCCTTCGGGTTCTTCGTGACGTAGCGGATCGCGCACTCGACCGGCTCGGAGCCGGAGATGACGCGGGACCGCGAGCTGGCCGCGACGGCATAGGTCACTTCGATGTTTTCGCCGTCAACCGCGATGGTGGACGTGTCGATGAAGTGGATCATGCCGTTGTCGTAGTCGATGGTGTAGTCTTCGTCCACGACCAGCGGCGTGCCGCCGGGGGCGACGGCAACCGCGAAGCCCGTCTCGTCGATGCCGAAGTAGCCCGCCGGGTTGGATGCGGTGACGCCCAGCTTGTAGGAGTGGCCCGCCTCGATCCCGGTCAGGGTCTCGGTGGACGATACGACCGAAGCCTGCGCAACGGTGCTCTCCGAACCGAAGAAGAACAGCGCCACGTTGCCGGGGTCGATGTTGTCCGTGGTCATCGAGCCGGTGCGGTTGACTTCCAGCAGCACCGAATCATCCTTCTCGCGGATGCCCTCGTCCGAGCTGTAGTGGTCCAGCGTCTGGGATTCGATGTTCAGCGAGAACTCGGGCGTGTTGCCGATATAGCGGTAGGCCCCATCTGCGACGCCGTTCACGTAGCGCGAGATGTAGACCTTGCCTCGGCCGAGGGTATAGTTTTGCTTTGCCATGTCGTGTTCCTTTCAGTGGCTCCTGCGTTCACTCTTCGTAAGGGTCTTCCAAGTTTTCCACCAAGTCCAGCGTGACAGTCAGCCAAAAATAGGCTTTCGCAGAAACCTCTTCAGGCGGTCGGACAACCCCAGCTCCGATATACATCTCCGTGACATTCCGGCCAAGGCCGAAGATTCCATCCTCGGGCTTGTCCCAGTCCATGCGCTTGCGCTCTTTTGCAAGGCACCGCTTCACGTCCGCCATAAGCAGGTGCGCCGGGTCCGTCGGGTTCTCCCGATCATCGTTGACCCAGCCTTGGATCATAAGCTCCCACGGCCCGGAGACGGTGGGCGACGCGGAAGGTGGCGGAAGCTGGTCGAGGGGGATGGGGACTTCGAGGATCGCCAGCGACGGGATCGGCGTCTCCGACCCGAAGACGATCCGGCCCCGGAACACGTTGCCGTTGAGGTCCGTCGCATACCCGTTCGCAATGCTGATCGTCTTCAGCACGTTGGTCATTCGCTTGTGGACTTCGAGGCGGATGGGGTTTGCAAGGGGCATATCAGATGTCCAACAGTCTAAGGAACTCGGCGGTCAAGTCATTGGCTACCTCGGGTGCCATATCGGAGGCAACCCCAGAACCGTCATTGGCCCGGAAAATCTGGGACACGGACGGGCCGTAGAGAAGGTATAGCCCATTCTCGACACGTTTGGCGAACGTCTTGTTCTGAAGGCTCTCCCCGGGGCGCAGGCGGATCGCGAGGCCGAGGTTGTATTTCGTGTCGGTGAACGAGTTCCCGCGCTTCAGGGGGATGACGAACGCCTTCTTCATGAGGCGTGCTTTGCCCGGGGAGACCTCGACGTAGACGCCCCGCTGGCCCTTCCTCGCGCCGCCGGGGGTGAACTGTGCGAGAGACGTAGCGCGGCCCTGCGCGGTGATCCGAGCTTCGAGGCTGCGGCCCTGCGCCTGCTTGGAGACATAGAACCGCTTCTGCGAGGGGGAGACATACCGGGCCGGGAGATTGACCTGATCCCTGATCTTCCGGGCTGCCTCGGCGCGTGCATCCCGGGCGACCTTGTTGATCGCGCGGACGGCGGCCGTGTGGCGGCTCTTCGAGTCCAGACCTTCCAGCAGATCGACTTCCAGCCCGTCCAAGAAGACTGCGAACTGGCCTGCCATTCTACGATCCCTCGGGAGTGGTCTTCCCCGCCAATTCAGCTTCGGAAGCCGGTGTAACTTCGGCCGTGACCGTCTGGCCGTAGCGCAGGCGCGTGTTGTTCACCCAATAGCCTTCGGTCGCGGACAGGACCACCAGAGCGCCCCGGGGAGGGGAGGCCGTGGCCCCGACAAGGGGTTCAAGCTGTTCGCACCAGAACACGACGGTCTCTTCGTCGTCGTGGGTCTCGGCGTAGCTCAAATTCGTTCCGGCCAGATCGCCCACCAGTGCCGCCTTCTCATGGTGGCGGACGGTGATAGGTGCCGGGGGCTCGACTGCCGGATCAAGATACAACATGGCAGGACGCCCCATAAAGCTATGGAGCGCCGCACGTGCAGTAGCCTTGACCCGGCTGATCGACATGGATCAGACCATCGAATCCGAACGAGCGTCGGTCAGGGCCTTGACCAGATCGTCTTTCAGAGCGTCGGAAGCATACTCGACTTCCAGCTCGTCCAGCTCGGCCTTGATCTCGGGCACGGTCATGTCATCCGGGGCCTTGGGCTCGCCGGTCTGTGCCTGCTGCTTCGCCGCAGCGGTCGAGCTGGTCTTGGTGTTCTTCGCCGGGGCAGCCTTGGCCGCTTTCTTCGACGTGTCCTTGCGCGCCGCCTTCAGAGCGATCAGCTCTTCGGCTTCCTCGGCAGTCGCCGTGAACGAGGCACCGGCCAAGATGGTCTCGGTCTTCGGGGGCACGGCCTTCGAGGTTGCGGTGGCTTCCTTGCCGGGCTTCTCGGCCCGTTGGATGGTGGTGATTGCAATCATGTCCATGATGGGGACTCCGTTGGTCAGGTGAAAGGTGGAAACCCAGCCCCCGGGAGGGCTGGGTCAGTCTTCAGATCAGGCGACGACCCGCACGCGCGCCGTGCAGTTCGGGTTCGTCGGGATCATGAGCGGCGCGGACTGGCTCATGATGAAGCGGGCGCTGGGGTCTTCCTGATCCCACATCTTCGTGAAGATGTCCGCCACTTCGAGGTTGGCCGCGTTGTCGAGGATCGCGCCGAACGCCTTGACGCCATCCACCGCCGGGCTCACGAACAGCGCGTCGCGCGGGTCCATGATGTCGGTGTAGCTGCCGTCGTTGTTCTGGTGCTTCGAGCCGGGGCCTGCGTAGCGCCAGCAGCGAACACCGGAACCCAGCGTGCCGAGGTAGGTGAACGGGTTCATCGGATCAGTGCGGATAAGGCCACGCTGAATGTCCACACCAGTCGTGTTGGTGTAGCCCGAGTTCATCTTCTTCTCGATGTCTTCGGAAGCCATGAAGGGCACGGCAGCCGAGGAACCGAGAATGATGTCCGTCACCGAACCGCCGAACTCTGCGTTCGCCACGAGGTCGATGTAGCTCTGGCACGAGGTAAACACGTTCACCCCGGCTTCGCCCCAACGAGCACCAGCACCGAGGGTGATGGTGTGTCCTGCGTCGCGGCCGAAGTCCAGAACCACACGCTGCCCGGGGCCACCGGAGGGGCCTTGGTAGGTGATGGTGATCTGACCGTCGAGGATGACCTTGGCGGCCATGTAGTCCCAGAGACGGTGGATCGCGTCACGCTGGTAGTTCGTGATGCGGATCACTTCGGCGTTGTAGCGTGCCTGCGGAGACTGAAGCGCCTGACGGCGGGACAGTTCGCCCGGCTGAAGGGCCAGCATCTCGCTCGGGCGGATGGCGTCCTTCGGCTTGGTGTAGGCAGGCTTGAACGATTCGATCCGTTCGCCTTCCCGACGGTAGATCGGCTTACCGGGCTCGTTCGGCAGCATGAACGGCGCGATGGGGCGCGATGCGTTGATCTTCGAGAACGCGATCTGCTCCTGCGTGGAGAAGAACGAGTTCGGGAAGAACATTTCGAGCCACTGGCTCGTCTTGATCGTCTGGCGCGGGTCAAACATGACCCGGTAGAGATCAAGGGGGGTGTAAATATCGAGGGCCATGTCGGTCTCTCTTCCTTTCTGTCTATGACTTCCGGGTCTGGGATCAGACCGTCATGGTCGTGGGTTTGCGGATGATGATGTTCGTCGGGGTGGGAGCCCCACGGAACGCTGCGCGACGGAGGGCGTCAGTGCTGAAGCCCGCCTCCCAGACCAGAAGGTCAGGGTTGAAGACGCCGCCTCGGACGACTTCGACTTCGACCGCACCGGCTGCTTCGCCAGTCGTGTCGATGGCATACATCACGAAGCCGATGGCCTGCACGTCGTTCGCGGGGGTGACCGCATCCAGAACAGCAGGGATGATGTTGCCACCACCGTCGAAGCCCACGACTTCGCGAGCTGCGAGGTCCATGCCGGCGGCGACCGGAAGGGCCTCGGTGTAGAGGGCCGGGGTGTCGCCAGTGACCAGCGGATCGGGGCTGGCGTTGATGATGTCGGAAGACTGACCGGCGACGCCAGCCGTGAGGTCGCCGTTCTTCGGGTTAATCGTAGCCATGTTGGATTACCTCTTTGGCTTGGGGTTGCATGACGCCCCTATGGGGTCGCCGGGGGAAAGATCAGTTGGTCTTCGCCGGGGCGTAGCCCGCCGAGGCGAAGATCGAGTCCGGGATCGACATCTGGTCGTTCCCTTCGTCGCCGGTTTCTGCGCCGACGTTCGGGTTGCCCGTCTCCATCGCACGCTCGAAGCCCGACTTCTGCTGGCCCTTGGGAGCGTCGCCTTTGGGGGCCACGGCTTCTTCCGGCAGCTTCGCGAGCTGTTCGCTGGCCTTGTCGGCGGGGACGCCGAGATCGACCATCATCTGCGCTGCGGCCGGGCGCTTCTTCGCCTCGTCCGAGCCCATGATCGCAGTCACGCGCTCGCGCTCTGCGGTCACGCCGTCATTGGTGCCTTGGGACTTGCCCTCGGCCAACCCGGCCGCATGTCCTTCAGCCTTTGCGGCCGAGATCGCTGCGTCCATCTGTTCCTGCGTGAAGCTCATTTGTTCATCCTCTGCTTCGGCCACTTCTTGCGTGAAGATGACCATCTCTTCGTCAAGCGCCCCGATCCTATCCGCAAAACCCTGCGCCGTGGAGTCCTGCGCGTCGTAAGTCAAAGCCTCGGTGGCTCTGACATCTTTACCCTCGATCCCACGGTTCCGGGCAACCATTCCCGTGAACGAACCGTAGATTTTGTCGATTCTCCCCTGAATACGGTCTTTTACCGAATCAGGCAACTTCTCGTAGGCATTGCCGTCAACCTTATGTTTCCCGGCGTAGATCAGGGTCATCTTGATTCCCATGCGTTCCATCGCACCGGACACGTCGATATGCGCGGTGACGACGCCGACCGAGCCGGTGCCTCCCGAGCGCGTGACGACGACATCGGTTGCCGAGCTGGCGAGCGCATAGGCCGCAGAGTAGGCGTGATCCGCTGCGAACGCCCGGATCGGCTTTTCCTGCCGGGCCTCGTAAATCTTGTCGGCCAGCTCGAAGCAGCCCGCAACCTCGCCGCCGGGGCTGTCGCAGATCAGGGCAATGGCTTTCACCTGCGGGTCGGCAACGCCCCGGGCCAGCGCCATCTCGATATACTTGTAGCCGGTCGCCCAGCGGCCGAACTGGTAGCTGAAGCGATTCAGGAGCGTGCCTTGCACCGGAATCTGAAGCACGCCGTTGTGGACGACGTAGGGGCGGTAGGGGTGTTCGTCCCGGCCCCAGAACTCGTCTGCCTGCATGGACGCGGCCGACATACCCTCGTTGAGCAGCTTGGCCGCGTCCGGGTCCGTCGAGAGATACTGGATCGTCGAGGCGATGACATCGACCTTGGCAGGCTCGATCAGCAGTGGCTCCCCGGAGAAGGCTTGCGCCAGCGGGTGAAGGTTATTCGTCGGCATCTTGGCCCTCCGTTCCGTCGTCTTCCTGCTCTCGCGGAGTCCCGGAGGCGGCGTTGACGCTGTTGTCTTCCTGAAGCTCGATGTTGCGCAGCTCCCGCTCCTTCTTCTCGCGTTCGAGCTGGGCGTAAGTCTTGCGCCAGTCTTTGCCGAGCCGTGCAAGTTCGTCCTCGTGCGTGGAGAGACCATACTTGATCCGCAACACGGCCGCTTGTGTTTCTTTCAGCTCGTCGATCTGGCCGCGCGCCGCGCCGATCCAGTCCGCTTCCGCCAGCGCGTCGAACATGAGGTTCTGGTAGCCGTTGGTGTAGAGCTTGTCAGCCTCGGACGCAGGGAAAGTCGTGAGCATGTCCTTGTTGATCGCCTCTTCCAGCCAGAGCCGGTAGATCGAGTTCGCCATCGCGTCCGCGATGATCCGCTTCCGGGACTGCATGAACTTCCACGTGTTCGACATCGCCGCCCGGGCGGACGAGTAGTTCGTCTTGGTGTAGTCCTTGGATAGTTCCTCGTAGGACACGCCGAGCGAGACCGCGACGTAGCGCAGCAGCGATTGCTCGAAGTCCTGACCGACGCCCTGCGGAGCCCCGGCGTTCTGGAAGTTGAGCTTGGTGCCCGGGAACAGGTGCGGGATTTTCACCCCGTCGATCAGCATGTTCTTCGAGGCCCCGACATACTCGTTGACGGCTTCGAGGAAGTGCGAGGCGTAGTCCACCGCACCGGAGCCAAACGACCCCTGCCCGCCGCCGCCAGCCCCGAGCTGTTCGTAGACCGCCTGCGCGGGCAGCTCCGATTCGATGGTGGCTGCGTAGGTCGCCGCGAGGACGGCCTTCTGAAGCGTCACGTCCCGGAACTTGCGGGTTATCGCAATCTCCCGGAGACCGGCAGCCATGTCGGCCACGGCCCGGGTCTGGTCCACGCGCTTCTGCTCCCGGAAGTAGAGAACCTGCGCACGGCCCCAAGGCTTGCGCCACGGCACTTCCTTCCACCACTGCTCCATGCTTCCGGCCGAGCCGTAGGGGAAGTGGTAGTCGGCTGGGTGCCGGGTGCGGATGAACGCGGAGATCGGAGCACCGTAGGGGTCTTTCTTGATCCCGCCACGGATGCGCGAATCGAACTGCATGGTGGTCGGCGTCGAGAGTCGGTCAGGGTCGATCATCTGGATCGCCGTGTTGAACTCCCGGGCCTGCTGCTTCGGCCACTCGACCGTCGCCAGAACCTCGCCACCGAAGACGGTCACGCCCACGGCCAACCGGATCAAGCCGGTGAAGTCATTCTGCCGGGAAGCGTCCACCCAATTCTGCGGGCTCTCGGCCCAGAGGGTGAACTTCTGCTCGACCTCTTCCTGAAAAGCCTCGGCCCACTCTTCATCCTTGCCCAGCACGGCCCACGAGGGCTTCGAGTTGAGCATGTAGAAGGCCCCGACGATGGAGTCCTTGTGGAGCTGCGCCCCACCTTGGACGTAGCCGTCATTCCGGCCGAGGTCGCGCGCTCGTGCGTCCAGCGTGTCCTTGTCCGGGAGCATGTCGAGGTCTGCCGACTGAAGCGCGGGCCGCCATCCTGCGATCTGCTTGTCCATGCGGGCTGCGCCGTCATAACCGCCACGCCCCAGCGCGGCAGAAACCGGCAGGGGCGATCCGACTAGGCTGTCAATTTCCCGCAGCTCGTGCGTGGTCAAGTCTTCCATGTCAGAGCATCCATGCGTTCAACGGCCCGGTGATCCCCGTCGGCTTGCCGAGAAGGGACTTCAGTTCCGTGATGTATGCCTGAAGACGACCTGCATTGGCAACCGCGAACTCCACACGCTCGCCGTTCTGGTCAACGAAGACCCGGGCTTGCTTGCCGAGGCGCAGGTCGTGATATGCTGTCTCTGCGTCCGCGAGGCGCGTTTCGTAGAGGGTCCGCTGTTCGGTAGTAAGGTTCATGCGAGGCTCCCTGCAAGGTCTTTGAACGAGCGCCGGGTCTTCTGTTCCGCGTCAAAGGGCTTATCGTTCACAACCGGGTCAAATACCAGATCGTTCTCGTCCCATTCAGCAGCCCAGAGCGGAGGTTCCCCTACGAGGTCGAGCCGTTCAAGGTTGATCGTCGGTGTCAGAGTAGCCGCCATGCAGTAAGCGAGCAAGTCCCAGCTTTCGTTGCGGTATCTCTTGGGGTTGAGCCAGCCCTTGTTCGGGTCTTTGACCTCGACCGTCAGCTCGGTATAGAAGTTGTCGCCCAGCCAATTCGGGAACACGAACCGGCCGCCGGGCTCCGTGCGATCTAGCCGGTGATCGACCATATCCTTGACCAAGTTCGTGTTGATGAAGAGCACCGGGATTTCCCCGCGTGCGCCTGCATGTCGGTCTTTTCTTTGGGAATCAGGGAAGTCGATCTTCACCCGGGGGGCGTTCTTGGTCGAGGCACCCTTCAGCAGAGTGAACCGCCCAGCCATGCCGTGCTGCCACTCATACTCGCCTTGGTCCTCGGTCGGGAGGGGCTTGCCGTCTTCGCCCACGGGGTCGCCGTGCCGGAGCCAGCGCACGAAGTCATAGGCGTTCGCCGTGACGCCCTCTTTACCGCCAGAGTCGCAGACGGTGAAGCGAATCGCCATCCTGCGCCCCGAGCCGTCGCCCAGCTCGTAGCTCTTCTGGATCACCTGCTCGGCCACCAGCTTCC